TTCTTTCTGTTCTAGCAGAGTGTCCGAATCATCGCTTGCTGAAAATAAAGTATTCGTATCAGAATTGTCATAAAATGACCCAGACGGGTAAGTGTCAGTCAAATCGGCCAAAATATTAGTTTGTTGAACAGTTGAGCTGGTCGGTTCTTGTTCTTTAGTGTTTAAAAAAGACTTAACAATTTCGTTAATTGCCGTAAATCGCATGTGCGTTCCTTTTGTTTTAATTGTATTTATAATATAAATAACCCTATTCGCCAATGTATAAATAACTTGTATGAATTTTAATTTCGATTCAACACCAGAGTATGATTTAAACGCATCTTTGATAGATGAGGTTATCGGGTTGTACGGTATTAGCGTTAAGTTTTTAATAACTCAGAAGATAAACGCAGACACTTTGGTGTTTGGGGATTATTCACATTTGAAGACTGACAACAATGCTATTTATGATGTATTTATGTTACCGGAGAGCACAGATGATTGGACACAAACTAATGATTCATTTTCTCAATTTGGGTTAGTAAATTTTGAAAACATTAATTTGTACGTTTCTAAGAAGCTCGTAGTTGATTATGTACCTCAGTTAGCCCAAAATCAAGGAACTTTGACTGGGAATTTGATAGTTTTGCCTAATCAGAAAATTATGGAAATAACATCTAGCGTTTGGGAAGTACCTGGAATTAACAACTTGTTTACTTCAAACGTGCAGAAGTCTGTGATTAAGTTATCTTGCAAACCTTACGACAACAAGTTAACTTCTGAAGTTCAACCTATAGATGTTTCAGTAACACCTGGAGCTCCTTATAATTCTTTAGATGTTTATTTTAATGAATTGATAGCTCAAACTGCAGCTCAGAATGTAGAAGCTGAAGTAACACCTAATGTAGTGACTGTTCAGAAAACCGGAGCAATTGACATAACTGTTAAGAAACCCACAGTTGATACTTCGGTTAAGGACATTTGGGGTAATTTTTAATTGAAAGCTAACAAGGTTAAGAAAGGCGGTTATAGAAATTTAGTAGGGTGGTATGAGATGTTGAACCCAAGTAAATTCATACCACCTAGTGATAATTTCATGGGGTCTTTTAAATCTAGGAAAGTTCAGTACAAGTCTAAATTAGAATTGACTAGCTTCAAATATTGTGATTTTAACGAACGTGTGAAAAGGTGGAGTTTGGAACCGCTTCCAATCCCTTACGTTAAACCGACTGACAATTTACTCCACCGGTATTTTGTAGATTTATACATCGAATTCGACACAGGTCATAAGTTTTTAGTAGAGATAAAGTCAAGTTCAGAAACAGTTCCACCTAAGATGCCTAAAAAAAGAGCGCAAAAAACAGAACTGAACTATAACAAAGCTGTCATAACATTCGCAGTGAACACAGCCAAATGGGAAGCTGCTAAAAAGTTCGCGTCTGAAAATAACATGCGGTTTGCGATTTTAACAGAACGCGAACTTTACGCACAAAAACCTTAATGGAAAACAATTATGCCTATAAGATTGAAGAGTAAAAGACAACTAACTCAATATACCAAATCACAATTAGGAGCTCCTACAATCAACATTGAAGTTTCAGACCAGCAAATATCTGAAATTATAGACGCGACCGTGCAGAAATTCTCAGAGTATGCTTATGGTACTTTAGAAGGTACGGTAGTTGTTCAGATTTCAGGAGCTAAAGAATACCCAATGCCAGACACAATGACCAACTTGATTAAACTAAGCAAAGGTAGCACTAGCAACTTGACTAATTTCTCAGCTAATTTTGGTTCTGGTTACGTTCCAGATATGTGGTCTAATCAATATTTTAGCGATTCGCTGACTGGTGGGATTATGCCAGGGATTATAGCAATCAGTACGACTAAAGCTCTGTTGGATAAGTTTTTCTCAGATGATATTGTTTACAACTTCAATCCTTATAGTAAAAAACTACAAGTTCTCGAAAATTACCACGGAGCTGCCATAGTTCACTACCAATACGAATACTTAGCTAACGACGCCGACGATTTGATTTTCAACCACGAATGGATTAAAAACTACACGAAAGCTAAAGTTAAAGAACTTTGGGGAACTGTAACTGGTAAATTCTCCCAATCTTTAGTAGGTGGGGCTACAATTAACTACGACCGGTTGATAAGTGAATCCCAACAAGAAATAGAAACTCTAAACCAAGAACTTCTATCAAAATGGTCAGACCCTTGCCCAATCGACATAGCTTAAATACAAAAAAAGCAACCAAACGTTCAAATAGTTGGTTGCTTTTTTTGTAATGGTCGCCTGTTATAGACCGGGCGATGCGATCGCCTCTTTCTACTCAATAGTAGGTGAGCTTGATTTGCATTATTTTTTTAAGATTTAGAACTACGTTTGCGGGTTTTGGGTTTATCTACTTCAACCACAACGTCACTAGATTGTTCTGTTAGAATTTCTTCTTTAACTTTTTTGATTTCTTCTTTGGTTTCTTTGGTTTCAGAAACAACTTCTTCCAGCAGTTGAATTTCTTCAACCAACCCAAGCTGCTTTAAACGCTCAGTTACATTTTCAACAGTGTCACCTTTGAAATAAGTCGTTTCACCAAATTGAAATTCACGGGTTGCATAATATGTCATATTTTATATCTCTCTTTTAGAATGATTTTAGTATTTCAGCCGTAGTAACTGCTGAATTTGTTTTTTGTTCTTTAGCTTGTGTGTTGGGCTTGTTAGTCGTGTCGTTTGTACTATTTAGTTTGTTTATATTCAACAGTGTGTTTGAAATGTCTTTATACGCAATTATATACAACTTCATATTATCAGCAACTGCTCTGTTCAACTCAGCAAACGAAGTTACCAAATTACCGTTAGTTTTACCGTCAGATTCTAACAGTTCTAAAGTTATAGCGTTTAAAACTCTCCTTCCGTTGTCCGCGTTTTCTTTCAAAGTTGAACGGATGTATTGAAAATCTTGAACCATATTTTTAAGGTTTATAATCTGCGAACTGTCCAGTGTACTGATAAAATCATCCGTGTTAATTTCGGCGATTTTGACAATTTCATCACCTTCAGACGTCAACTCATCCGCTAAATCTAAATTTTGCGACAGTTTATCAGCCAACGTGTTCATCTTGTCACTTAGTGCAATTGTTTTATCCTTAACACCAACTAAACTTTCTGACCCTTTTGAACTCATTTTGAACTCATTTTGTGGTTTTTTTAGAACCAATGATGGACTCAGCTCGGAGAAGCAAAAACTCACCGTCTAAAAAATCCAAATCCAATCCGTCTGTTTCTGGCCAAAGTACAAAAGTGCCAATATCGTAACCTTCAACATCGTCACCGACTGAAACTACAAACCCGGAAGTTTCACGGTCTGTTGACGACGCGTCGATGTTTAAAGGAATGATAATCCCAGAATCTGTTGTTTTTTCAGCAATACGTTTGTCAACTCTGACTAAAACCGAATCTGCTTTTGGTTTGAAATCGGTGCTTGTTAAATTTACTAATTGTGCTCTTCTCATATATATACTCTCTTTTAAATAAAATAATCAGGATGTGTGTTTTTCATACTACATAGTTTTTCTTCTTCTTCCAACAGTCGTTTAGATAAAGTACATGCCATTTCGTGGTTCGGGTGTTCTTTTAATGTCATTTTGCATCTTTCGATACTTACTAAAATAATGTCGATTTTCGTCTGTGTGTCTGTAAAATCATGTACGTGTTTAAATTTCATAAGTTATGATTTATGATTTGATAAATTTCCTTCCAGTTTTGAACCCTGCGCAACGCACCTCTGTAATTAGCATTGTATTCATGGCTCATTATTAAAGAAGTCAAACCAACCATATCTCCGTCAATCGCGTTGTTAACATCATCTTCGATCCAAAAACAACCTGTGTTTTTAAACTTACTCAAAGCTTTCAACTTAGAACTAAAACAAGGTATGTATTCAAAGGAGCTAAATACGTCTCCAAAAGTAGCCTTCAAACCACAAGTTCTCAAATCACCAGCTGGTCCATCGACGCTCATTGAGAAAATTACGTGGAATTTAAACCCTTCTTCGTGTAACATTTTAACATACTTGATGCTGTCTTTGAACTGTGTTATCTCGCCAATCCAAGCAGATTCGTTAAACCGTTGAATTATTTGGTTAATTTCACTTAGTTGAATTCCGTAATATTCGTCCGAAGAATACGTTGGATTTACAGAAGTGTTAGATTTGCATCCTTGAAGCAACATCAATTTGTCAAAAGTGTATAACCAATCTAACAGAACACCATCGTAATCTACTAAAATGTCCTTTTCTTTAGTTACAAACATTTAGTTACATACATTTATTTATATCCCTTATCTCGTTCTTATTCACAGTTCAGTCTGTGGTTGTAATAAAATGAATTATTTTCATTATCTTTTTGTTTCAACGTCATGTAAAATCCGAGCACTGTTAGTACAAAAATACCAATTCCGACACATATCAACGATAACACAGTGACTCTTTTTTTGTTACTCATCTAGTTCGGTGAGCTGGTTGTATTTGTAGAAAAACATGTTATTTTCATAGTTGAAAAGTTGATAACTTCTAGCATTATTTATCCTTTGGTAATACCGTAAACGATTGAACTCGGCAGTTTGCATTTTCTCTAGGATAACCTAAAGGATTTACCAAACAACGGGTGTTGTCTAAATCAAAATCATTACTGTCATGGGTGTGACCATAAACCCAAACGGCTGGGGCTATTCGGTTTAACACTTCTGACGGGTCCATGTAGAAAAAAGTACTAGCTTCATCTAAACGGAAACGCTGAGCAACTGCCTTTTGAACTGCGGGTCCGTAGTGAGATACAAACACGTCAACAGGTGGGATTTTAGTAATTTTATGAAATTCAGCTAAGCGATATTCTAAAATATCACAGTCACTTTCATAAATATACCTGGAGTCATTCAAGCTTCGGTTAAATAACGTTTCCAACTCTTCTTCTGAAACTTTACAATTTCTCAAAAGTTCCAAATAACTACCATCCCAAGTTCCACCCAGACCACCAAACGTAACCCCGTTAATCTCAACCACGTCTCCGTTTAATAAATCAACACCGTTCAGGTTGCAAAATTCTTCCATTTGGTCAACCCGACCTTTGGAATAATCATACTTACGCGCGTTGCAACCGACTAAGTAACGGTCGTGGTTTCCAGTTACAGACAACACCCTCGAATACCTAGAACGTAATTCTTTCAACAAAGATATGTTTTGTTCGTAGTAATGACCCAAATCGCCAGCTAAAATCAAAACATCTGCGTTACCTAGTAGGTTTAAACTATCTGCAAATCGTCTCATTTGGTCGTTCATTTTATTACCTGGGGTTTGTTCTTTAATGTGCATATCTACGTGCAGGTCAGAAATAAAGTGAACTTTAACACATATATTTTCCATGTTTGTTCCTCCTATAATCTTATAAACGAATTGTACTACGTTTGTATTATAAAGTAAACAGTTCTGTCAAGTCTCAGATGGTTCTTTTAATTTATAAATATATTCTGTTAGTTTTTCCCAATCTGAGCCTTTTGCCATCTATACCCTAAGCGTAAAACAACACGATCGAAACCAACACAGTTGTGATTGGAACTTCACAAAACATCGTTAACAAAACTGTAAAATTGATTGGTTTCGTTCTCATATAATCAGTTAGTTACTTATATCTAAACCCCCCCCCAACAACCTGAGCGCTTTGGAAATTATCTTTAGGGCTGAACTTGTACCCGTTAACTGTGAACATTTCTAAAACCGAATCGCAGTTGACTGAATTTCTGTCAATGTCAATTAACTTCAACCTGCCTAAAGTGTTTATAAGTTCCGTAAACCCCCCCGGGGGATGGTTAACGGTTTTAGACTGAGTTATCGGTTTTCCAGAAGCAACTGTGTAGTCAAAGGAACAAGCTAAAGACGTTAGTTGTTCTTTTGGGATTGTAAAAGACCACTTGAATGGTAAATTTAACTGTTCTGCGCGTTTCATTTGAGCTCCATAGCCATTTGTTTTAGATTTTGTACAGTTTCCAAAGTGTCGGTTTCATCTTTATCTTTGCGAATTTCGACAAATCTAGGGTGGGAAAGTGCAAAATAATCATGACTTTGGGCTTTTGACAAATCGTTAAATTGAACCGTCATAACAGAATCGATATAATCGTCTGGATGTTTTGTCATTTTGTTGAGTTCAGCGTCTGTGAACCCGGAACATTGACCTTTGACAGTTCCTTCATCGTTTGCGAATTTTACAGCTCCGACTTTACCCTCTCGTTTAGAACCCGATTTACCTTCAGTGAACCCAACAATTCGCATCTCTGTATCGATGCATAATTTCATCTTGAGTTGTTCTGTACTTGTGCCGTTTTTAAACTTAGCTGATGTGTTTTTCAAAACGCCACCTTCTAAACCTTCAGACATCCACTTAGAGACGTAACTCAAAGCTTCTTGAACTGTGAACACTTCGTAAGATTCGATACATTTAATAGAAGAACCTTTATTTTGGTTTAATAGTTTACTCAGTTCGTCGAATCTATCTAAATATTCGGTTTTGTTTTTAACTTTAAGCGCCGCGTTTGAATATTCCTCAAGAGTTACATAATCCCACAAATCCAACTTAATCAACCCATCTTCTACTTCGTTGGAATTTAACATACCGTTGCCCAAAGCTCGGTCTTTGACTCCTTTAACAGTCAACTCACCTACGTAAACTCCATCTGGTAACTGACGAAGAGATGAAAAAATACCAGGGTATTTGTAAGAATGACCGCTTCTAGATTTAGCATGAACCGTTCCAGAATTGACCGTAAACTCACGATAAGTGCCGTCCGCTTTCAACTGAACAATCGCTGGGAATTTGATCTTTTTAGCTGTTTTTTCAGAATATACACCACAGCGCATGTAAACCATCTTAGTTACTAACTCAGGGAACACTTTATTAACTTGAGTTCTTCCTAAATTACACCTGATGTTCCTGTCTAAAACCCGTTCAAAAACATACAAATCATTATCACTCAAACGACGCATCATTTCATTACACAAATTCAAAGCTTCGTGTCCGGTGAAAATACGCTTGTTCAAACACGCATCTAATTCCACCAAAGCTTCTCTCAACGTACTGACCAAAGGTTGAGGTTGTCGGCTTGTAAAATCAGAACCGTCGAAACTTAGAACAGTTGAAAGAGAAACTCCGTAAGTGTACTTAACCGTATCCATAGCCATTTTCAAAACTAATTTCAAAAGTTCGTGGTCTTGGTACTTCTTTAAAATTACAATTTTTTTATTACTCGAATTGGTTTCATTAAGTTCTTGTAAAATGTCAAAAACATGAATTTGTGTAGTCATGGTTGGGGGTTCCTTTTATATAAATATATCAAACTAGAGAGGTGCTTAAAAATGTTCGGAGCTGCTAAAAAATTAGTTAAGAAAAGTTTATACAACGCTAAGAAACAGTTGTTTTATGCACGTCGTTGTGAGATCCGTCACCATAGTCCCCTCGTAGAGGATTTGTGAGATCTATCACTATCTCATCACTGTACGCGTGGAGGCCTGTCATAGAGTA